AGCCCCAACCATACAATAATACCACCATAACGCCACTTGCACTCCAAGCCCCCCACAGCTAGGTTAGGACCCTTCGGTTCGCTTGCAGTGGATGCGGTGGCTTTGAAAACCCCGCACGAGAGCAGAACGACCATGCTTGAATATGGCGCGGTTCCGGCTCTACCACTGCGAGCACTTTCCCAATCAAAATGGAGCTACCCCGCATGTGGTTTATCCTAGGCGTCCTCGCTGGCGGTGCCGTGATGTATTACATCCAGCCCGTCATCAAAGACCGCGTGGCCAAGGCATTTGGATGGGAGCAGAGCGTCTATGATAACCTCCAAGCACGCGCCGCCGCGCTCCGTGCCTCCAACGACAACAAAAACGCTTAAGCGTAACGTGTGAGCGAGCTAGGACTTGTCCCTAGCGAGCGATACGAGTGGAGCAGGTTATGATGCCAGTGGGGCCGCACCCAATCGGTTACATGGAAATCCAGCGTTCCGTGCCGCCCCCCAACACGCGGGACCGCGCCCTTGCCCTCGACAGGGCCCTCCAGTCGGCGCACAGCGAGGCTGAGAGAAATTCCGGCCGTAAGATGGTTTATATGGGATCGCGGCTCGAGGAGCACCCTAACGGCACCTGCGTGCTCTACGCGTCCTATGAGCCGGACTTGCCCCCTACCATCAAACCCACCCCACCATTGAACCCCCACAACCTCAACGAAGCCGACCAGTACGTGCTGGGCCAGAAAGTCGATGCCACGAAAAGCCTCGAGCTCGGGCTGGGGACCAAAGAAAATAAGTTCTAGCAGATAAGAGGATCACATTATCGTGAACACAACCCCGAGCTACCCGCCTCGCCCTGATAACATCCCCGACAACGCCATTGCCAAAGCCGCGCTGATGATCCGCGAGCTGCACGAGCAGACCATCGACCAGATCGACAAGGGGCATATTTATTATTCTACGCAGGCTGATGGGTCGCACAAGGACGTCAGCCTGCAGATCAAGCGGGAGTGCCTCGCGGAGATTGCGACGTGCGACGCGATCATGGAGCGCAGTCCGTACATGTCAAAGGACATCGAGGCGCGCGGAGCGTCGCTGCATTTCGAGCTGCAGGACTTACTTGCTCCCACTGCTGATAGCTTGATGTCGCAAGTCGCAGCGCCGCCTGCACCCACGGAGGACAAGCACGAAGCCATCCCCAAGCTGGACGCCACGACTGTCGAGGCGTTGGGTGTACCGGGGATAGGTGTGTACGACCATGGTCGCTAAACTATCCGAGCTGGAGTTTATGATGATGGACGTGCACCGGCCATACGTGGAGGGGGAGTTGCCCGAGGAGCTCGTGCCAGACCGCAGCGAGAGTGTTGTGTGCAGGCACGAGCGGGAGAGCGAGCTTATCGGGGCCACCACGGGAGTACAGGTGTTCACTGGCGAGATAGAGGACGGGGAGCATGGCGAGATAAAACTCGTTTCCGTGGACCCAGCGGTAGAGGTGAACGAGAGCATAGTAGAGCACTTGGAGTTGCTCCTCGAGGATGCCCGCGCTGGTGGGCTGATTGCATTTGCTGCCGCATACGTGCGGCCAAGCGGTGCGTTCGGGAGCGTGCTCACGCGTACGCGGCACAACGGAGCACTGGGAGGAGCCGTGGCGCTCTTGCAGTATCGCTGGTGTGCTAACGGGGAGGACGAGGACGTTGTGTTGGGGAGCGAGCCGCCACCCGCCGCGTGATGTCAACAACAGGAGAGAGCAAGCATGAGCGAGAGTAATAATACTACACACCAGAAGCTGGCTAATGCGGCGGCGTACCAGCAGATGCTGATTAACACGCGGTTGACGGCGTTGCAGGCTGCCATTGAGATGGCCAAGCTCAAGAATGGGGTCCCGACGTCAGCAGATGATTTGTTGAGCGACGCCAAGAAATACGAGGACTTCATCCTCAAGGACATGGCACCGCCTGCCGATCCACTGGCCCCAAAAATTGTAAGGGTTATGTGAAATCCCTCACCGCTAACATCGTCACGATGTTAGCGGTATTTCTCTGTGTTGTAAATCTTAGGTCCACCCGGCAGATGTAATGCGTACGCGCTCGCGGCGGCGAGGACCTTCCAGAATTTTTCCTATCACACTGTTCATCTGCCCGTGCGTTGCCAAGCATGCATACTGCAGGGCGTCGACGGGATGGGAGTACTCATTTTTGTTGGGAGTAGGCTTGCGCGCACCGTTGCGGGTCTTTGCATAGCGGTAGCCGCCAGCGAGGCCACGGATAGTAACGGGACATCTATCCCTGTCGAGCAGCATGGCTCCTGCACCATCGGATTGTTTGAGCAGCCAGCTGTCAATGGCGCGCAGGCGCGGGTCCAAATCGTTGGTCGGTGCGGGCATGCACTTAAAGCCCAGCCGCCGTAGCAGATCGAAACTGGTCTCCTCATAGTGTGAGCTCTTTGCACTACCTGCAGGGTCACCGATAATAATCACGGGGATGCCCAGATAACGGTCCTGCATGAGTACAGGACGCAGGTTATTCTGCACGTGTCCTTCGAGCCCGATGTCCTCTGCGATTACTTCCTCAAGGACGAGCATTCGTCCGCGACTATCGAGCTGTGTAATTGCGCTACACGGATCACGCCCGAAGTCTTGTCCAATAATGAGAGGTGCAAACCGATTTGGAACGAGCTGCTCTCTAACGTGGAAAGCCAGCTTAAAACTGTCTCTAAAGACAGCTGTGCCTGATGGGTCGTTTCCAAATTGCGCGTGGACGTACCGTCGCACCCAATCTGGACTAGAGCTTCGTGCAAGTCGCTCATAATACAATCTTCCCTGTGCCAATCGTATTGGATCGTCAGCCGGAAGTTTTTTTGTCTCAGCAGTCTGTGTCAACCAAGCCAGATTTTCGGCAAATTCTTCGAGGCCGCCCGGCTGGATATAAATATCCCAGTCTACGGGCTGGTCAACATCCATGAACTTGTGCCAGTCACTTCCCTCGCTGGGCATGTTGGTGTCAGCGATAACCCCGAACCATGTCGGGTCGCCGCGCGCGCCGGACGGATAGCGGCCGCAACGACCAGTGATACCGGGCACGAGGTTGACGTCCATTTCGATGCACTCGGACATCCACGCACCCGTGAGCTGCATGGAGAGCAGTCGCCGCTGGTCCTCTGCATCTTCGAGTGGGAGAAGCAGCCACTCGGAGCGCACGTCGGCAAATTCGACAAGCACCGTGTTGTCCATGACCTTGTAGTGGGCCACGCTGCCGAGCCAGCTCAGAATATCTTTTAGAACAGTGTCTTTGAGTTGCTTGAGGGTCTGTCGCACAACCGCGAAACGTGTGTAGCGGTAACCATCGGGCGCTTTAGCCTGTTCGAGCGCGCGTCGGAAAAGCTCGAATATGCACCCTGTAGTTTTTCCAGAACCAACGGGCCCAGCTATAAGCCGCCCGAAGGCGGCGCTTTTCATAAATGCTGAAACTGTCGGCGGTGCATCAAACCGGATTATCGGCTGCATCTAGGCTCTCATCGAACGATTTTTGGATATCGTCCTCGCTGATACTGGGCGCGGCGGGTGCCACGTCAATTACCTTGTAGGGTAACCGCTTCTCAAAAGAAAGCTGCTGGTCCGAGCCCAAATTGATTTGCACCACAACGCGGTCGCCCGGCGATACTTGGTCGGCGCGGTCGATCTGATTATAGCCCGCGAGCTTGGCAATGAACTCGAGTGCTTTGGTTTTCGCCAGCAGAGGTTCGCGCTCGTTGATAAGCTGCTTGTAGAGCTCGGGGAGGAAGTCCTCGACCATTGCGGCAGTCTTGAAGCGCACGCGTTCGTTGGTGTTCGCCGCCGACTGCCACGCGGATAGTTCGTTCGCCAGCATGCGAGAGAAGTTCTGATTGCGTTGCAGCCGCTCGAAGGCGGCGCGCGACACGTTATGGTCCGAGAGGATTTCATCCAGCTCCCGAATGTCCATGGCGATTTCACGGGCAAGCCGGACCAGTTGCAAATCATCGAGCATTACGCTAGGTACAATGGCGTAATCCGGGGGCAGGGACATATCGCTCACAGGCTGGCCTCTCGGTTGTAATTCTTCTCAGGGTAGCATATAGGCCACTAATGGTCGACACACTAGCGCAACCCGGTGTGCTCAGGGTTATTCCCCCCGGAGCACTTGACAGGATCGAAGCCAATCAGGCCAAAGCGAAAGCTCAGGCCGAGGACCTAGCGTCGTCACTCTCCCAAGTCGCGGTCACGAACCTAGCCGGATACATCCGAACGCAGTTCGAGATGATGAAGCGCCACCGGGATACGCCCGCCTCCGGCTGGAGCGACCGGATGTCGAAAGCGTTGCTGACTTTCAACGGCCAGTATACCGCCGACAAACTCACCGAAATTAAAAAGTTTGGTGGCAGCGACGTGTTCGCGCGCATCACCGCCGCGAAATGCCGGGGGGCCAGCTCGCTCTTGCGAGACGTCTACCTGCAGGCTGACCGGCCGTGGGGGCTCGAGGCCGGGCCGGACCCGTCGATACCCCCCAACATCATGCAATCTATCGAGAACCTCGTCCGTGTCGAGGTCCAGACGATGCAGCAGGGCGGGCAGCAGCTTGATGCAAATGCACTGCGAGACCGCATCAACGGATTGCTCGAAGCCGCGCGGCAGGCAGCTAAAAAGAACGCGGCGCAGCAAGCCAAGATCGCAGAGGACAAGATTGATGAATATCTCGTCGAGGGCGGCTTTTACGACGCTCTCGCTGAGGTCATTGTGGACCTTCCTATTTTCCCGTTTGCCTGCATCAAAGGCCCAGTGGTGCGTATTGTACCCACGCTGGACTGGGCGAGCGGGACAGCTGTCAGCACGCCGAAGCCCCGCTTATTCTGGGAGCGGGTGTCGCCGTTCGACATATGGTGGACGCCCGGCGCGGCGGACATCGGCAACGCCTCGGTAGTCGAGCGGTCCCGCTTGTCGCGAGCGGATTTGAACGACCTGCTGGATTTGCCGGGATATGATCACGAGGAAATTCGGCTGGTCCTAGACGAGTATGGCCGGGGTGGTCTAAGCGATAACTGGGACCAAACGGACACAATCCGCGCGGAAAACGAGAGCCGCGAGAACCCGATCATCAACAATAGCGGCATGATCACCTGTCTCGAGTTCAACGGCAATGTGCAGGGGCGCATGCTTCTCGAGCAGGGCATGGACGCCAAGCTGATCCCCGACGCCATGCGGGACTACATGGTGCAGGCGTGGCTGATTGGCTCGCATATCATCAAGGTGCAGCTGTCTCCCAGCCCCCGCAAACGGCACAACTATTACACTACGAGCTTCGAGAAGGTGCCGGGTACCCCGCTGGGTAACGGCCTGACGGACATTATCGCGGACATCCAAGAGGCTGGAAACAGCACGCTAAGATCGCTGATGAACAACATGTCGATTTCATCGGGCCCGCAGGTGGTGGTCGACGACAGTAGGCTTTCTCCGGGGGAGAACGGCGACGAGATGTTCCCGTGGAAACGCTGGCACATCGAGCAGGACCCCCTCAACAACGGGTCGCAGGTGCCCATCAGCTTCTTCCAGCCGACATCTAACGCACAAGAACTGCTCATGGTGTACGACAAGCTCAACGCTATGGCTGACGATCTGAGCGCCATTCCACGCTACCTGCAGGGCGGGTCGGCGGGCGGCGCTGGGCGCACCAGCTCGGGGCTGGCCATGCTCATGGGCAACGCGTCCAAAATCCTGCAGACGGTTGCAGCGAACATCGACCGCGACCTGCTCAACCAGCTTCTGTCTGGGCTCTACGATATCATCATGATGACCGACAACAGCGGGCTCCTCACGGGGCACGAGCAGGTGCGGGTCATGGGGGTCACTGTCGCCATCCAGCGCGAGACGCAGCGTGCCCGCCAGCTCGAGTTCTTGCAGATCACCGCGAACCCTGTGGACATTGGCATCATGGGGCCTACGGGGCGCGCGCAGGTGCTGCGCACAGTCTCAGAGGGCATTGGCATACCCGGAGCGGATATCGTCCCCAGCGACGACGCGCTCAAGGAGAAAGAACAAGCCTCCGCGCAGATGGCCCAGCAGGCCGCACAGGCGCAAGGCAATCAGGCACCCCATGGCGGAAACGTCACTGGCGACGCAGGCCCCCGCGTAAACATCGCAGGCGGTCCCCACTAACAGGAGCTAGCATGAGTGGAAAATCGAAAGTGGTTAAGACCGGCAAGATGACGCCGGTTCGCGGCGGTCCGGGCAAGATGTTCGGGAAGCAGCACGTTGGGACGCAGACCCCCGGTCAGACCGCCTCGAAGAGCGGCCCCGGCGGTAAGTGGGCCAAGGGCGGCGCAACACGCGGCGGCGGACAGGGCAAGTCGAGCCGTGTCGTAGCCGGTCGTGTATCGGTGGCGAAACGCTAATGGCGAAAGCAAGCGCAATGCGGCCGGGAAGCGGCGGCGGACCCATCCAGAACGCCAAAGGCCAGTCCTCGCAGCGGCAGGGATACGGCAAAGGCAAGGCAGCCAATATGCATCCGGCTAAGAAACCGGGCGCGTCGGGAGACAGCGGCAAGTCCAAGAAGGCTTCGCCGTTCGCGGGTAAGTCCAAAAAGTAGGGCGACAACAATGGCATCGAGCTCTCCGAAGAAACCGAAGATGACCGTCACCGAAGGCAAAGGGTCGAAGGTTAAAAACACCGCTTCTTCGGGGAGCTCGGCGTCGCCACTCATGAGCCTGTCCAAGAAAAGCTACTCGAAGAACAAAAATAAGCCATCTGACGTTGCGGCTTTTGGCACGCCGGGCTTTGGGCTTACGGGGATGACAGGTGAAGATTAAGGTCACCGAGCATGCGGGCAAAGGCTCGCGCTCCGAAATTCTCCCGAGCAAGCACGCACTGTTTCAGCTATCGGGCGGGGACCCGGCGCAGCGCACGCTCGGGAACTACGCGAAGGCTACGCCCAACATTCTGCAGACCGGGCCTGATTTTCTAGGAGTACAGCGTGGCGGTGACACCTAACAGACCACACCACGAGCTGTCGCTGGCTGCGGCTAAGCTGTCGCGCGCGGCCCCCAATCAGTGGGAGCAGTTCGTGAAAGCATTTGAAATGTACACGGCGGTTGCCGTACAAGCGTGCGTGGCAGCGCCGCCGGACAAAGTGCTTATTGCGCAGGGACAGGCCCGCCAGAGTGCGGAAATCCTGAATTTGCTCAACGAGGCGATTGCAACAGCCAACGCTCAGTTGGCTAAACCATAACAGGAGACTACGAGCTATGGGAACGAACAACCCCAACCTGCCGAACAATGTGCTGAGCGACGAAGAAGCCATTCAGTATTTGGCGGCAGTCCTCAACGCTATCCGTGTCGGTAACTACGCAGCAGTGACTGGCTCGCCTACGGCGACAGCGGCGCAGATGGTCGGTGGAGCTATCGACGTATCCGGTGGGTCCACCGCTACGCTGACCACTGACACAGCTACGGCGATTGTTGCCCAGATGAATGCTCTGCAGCCGGGCAGTGGCGTGGCCGGAGCTACTGCTTCGTGCACGATCATCAACGACAATTCGGG